GCTTTTTCTTGCCATTGATACTTTGGAGCTTTCTTTTCTTTTTTTATATTTAAAATATCTTTTATGTCTTCCATTTTATTTGTTTTTTTTGGCTCGTGAGAGCTATTATTATATTCTTTATATTCTTTATCATTCTTGTTTGTTTCCATCTGCTTTCCATCTGCTTTCCGTTTGTTTCCAGTTGATTGATATGACGACCACTTTTTGATAGTAATAATGGAGTATTTATTAGTTTTTTTGATTCCAACATAATTCTCCTTTTCAAGTATGTTTAACCAGTACCAAATCGTTGAAATTCCCATCTTTAAAAAGTCTGATGCTGTGATACTTCCAAAGATAAATTGGCCGGTCTTAACACATATTTTGTTCCTTCCGATGTAAGTACACTCACCATCATGCTTGGCTCTTAGCAAACACCACACCCATATTTTCAATCCTTTCTCCGATGTAAATATCGGATTATCTAAGATTGATCTATGTAGCTTTATCCATCCTTTCATATACTTAACAAGGTTCGTGGCAACTACCACAATGCCCGCCTTTAATAATTATAGCATCACAACACTCTGACATTTTTTCTTCTTCATTGTTATTATTATTTTTCATATAGTAGCATTATACTACAACTAAACAAAAGATGCAAGGGTATCTTATCCACAAAAAAAACCCCGTTTTATTGAGGTTTTTAATGATATATGAAAGTTATCCACAATTAATTATTCTTTCAACTTGATTGCTTCCAATACTCTTGCGAGATTATATGGGTCATCTAAGTGTTTCAATGCATCCCAATGAGGTGACTTAGTAATATCCATCGGGTCGCCCTCTGGTAAACTGTCTAAAATCTTCTCCTCATCTTCTTTGACAACTTCAAAATTCTTCATCAATGGGTCGCTTGTATTCCATACAAGATAATCAAGTGCATGCAAATATGCTTTCTTTACTCCTTTCTGAACATGATAGAAAGTAGAGCTACCTTTTAATTTGACTGTCTTGCCATCATACTTGAGAAGGAATTTCCCGGCAGATGCTTCTATGTCTAAATTGGTAATGATATTCTTCTGATTCTTAATGAGATAATCAACATCTATATAGAAGTCGCCCTTATCGCCCCAGTTTGCCCCGTATGAGTTTTGACAAACAAATACCTCCCTACCTTCATAATCCAAGTCATAGCCCTTAATATCGAACTCATGGCTTCCTACGGGCAATCCTACACGCCTATCTATAATCCAGGGGTATTTAAAGCCACCCTTTTGATTGAATCCGGTGTACCACCCAATAGCAGTTATTAAGATACGACCCTCATCCAATAGCTTAAACACTTCATTCTTATTAGTTGCTTCCCAATAAGAACTAATTTTATGCACCCCGGCTTCTGTAAAATTAAGCCTTGCATTTGAATAGGCATCCCAATCACCAGAATTTTCCTTTAAGCTCTCCTCATTCATTATTCCAAAAAGCTTTAATGCTTTCTGACCGGCATCACCGGCTGACCAACCTGTTCCTACTAATAAACCATTTCTTCGGGCCCAAGTCACTATAGATCTAACTGATAGCTTTCTTCCCTCATCAACTTCTTTCTGAACAGTTGTAGCGCAATAAACACAAGTATTTAATCTTTTCTGATTCTTTACTGACAGAGTTTTAATTACATGTCTTTTATGCTTCGGCTTATAATCGCCCCAGCCAAAAATTCCAATATTGAAAGCACGAGGGTCTTTCTTTTTCAGCCCTTTTAAACCGCTACCTTTCGCAACAAATAACCAGTAAAATAAATGAGTTATCTTCTTATAATCAAACATATTACTATTATTAGTTAATAATATTTATTAGCCTCTCATCCATTCCTTGAGCATGTTAGTCAATGTTGGAATAGCCCAAGCAACCAAACCGGAAAGAGCCGGATTGCCGATTTCTAAAGCCCCAATATATCCAAGAATTGCTAATCCACCACCACCTACACCAGCGATTAATGCACCTCTTAGCATCTTTTTTACGCTTTCTTTACAAAAGCTTCTTTTGATTTGAGTCATAATTTTAAAATTATTTTAAATTATCTATTAAATTATTCTCCATCCTATCCATCTCCTCTTTGAACTCATCTCGCCATTCTTTAAAGTCATCAACATCAACCTTATCTTTCTCCAAAATTTCAACCTTGGCGGAAACTTCACTAATTAAATTGACATTACTTTTAACTTGAGCAGTCAAGGTAGCAAAGAACCAAACACCACTAAGTATGAGGATAACAAAGCCAATAGGCATTAGAGTATTCTTGTCTAATACTGTTTTCTGTTTTTCTGTTTTATTTTCTTTCTTGGCCATATTATTAAACTAATTTATTTAGCGTTTTCTTCTTGAGAACCCCTGTCATCTATTTGATAATGAATATCAAACTCTAACAATCCTGGTGATTGAGCATTTAGTGTTCCTGCCCAAGTGTCATCTGCACCAGTATCGCTTCTATATATCCTTAATTGAACTATGTGAGAAATAGTTAATCCAGTGCCATCTACTGAAACAGATGAAGATATATGATGTCTATTATCTACGCCACCACAAGCGTCTGATAAATCTACCGTACCAGATGAAACAAAATCTCCTCCCATATTTGCTATAGAATAATCTACTTTCCAACCAACTAAAGCACCATTTTCCTCGCTACCTCTATCTGCAGGAGTCCAATGAACATGGAATAATAAATCGCTACCCTCTTTGTAAGCGTGTGGCATTTGACAAGTTGCTGTCACATAATCATCTTTCTTGAACTTATATATAGTATAATTAACACTATCTATTGTCCAAGTTTGCAATGAAGGATCTGCTGAACCGGGAAAACTAAATGCTCCAGGAACAATCCTTAAATCTTCCCATTTTAATTCACTCGCATTTCTTGCTCGTCCATTCATATATTTAAAAATTAATTATAAATAAACCAGTTAGTACCATCAGAATATAAGCTAACAAAGTTATAATTTCCTGAAATATTTACAGTATTCTCACCATCAATAGTTTCTGCTCCTTCTGTTTCAATAACAATACCATTTGAGCCTGCGTTTCCACCAGCATCTTTTACAGTAATTATTCTACCTGCTACCGCTTGAGCTGTTGGAATTGTTGTAGTAGAAACGCCTGTAGCTGAATAAATATGATTAATAATATAATCAGTATTCAAGATATTATAAGTAGAGGCATTTATTGTGGTTATTTTAACTGTCTGCCCTCCTTGAATATCTAAAGTTGTATTTGCAGTAGTTGTTCCTAAAGCAAGACTTCCAAGAGCATAGACTGAACCTCCACCACCTAATTGTAGAGTCTGATTCGCAGGAGTAGCATTAAATAATCCGTATAGCAAGGCAGAGCTTTTTCCTAATGCTTTACTTGTTCTGTCTTGATTATCAATTATCAAAGTATCTGAATCATTACCTTCATCAATTCCAGCATAAGCTCCTAAGAATATGTTTCTGTTGCCATTGCTGGCATATCCAGCAGATTTACCAATCATTACTTTATCATTTCCTTGACCTGATGCATAACCAGCATTATCTCCAATTATTACAGAGTTGTCACCAAAACCTCTAAATTCACCTGCCTTATTACCGATATAGACATTTCTATTTGTATTTTGGGCATTATAAGCAGAATCATTGCCTATAAAAACATTATCACTTCCTACTGCTGGGTCAAAAAAGGAATTGAATCCCCAACCTGCCCGATAACCAAGAGTCGTATTATTACTACCAGTTAATCTCCAAAGTGCCTCAAATCCAGTAGCGGTGTTATTTGCGCCAGTTGTATTATTTCTACCAGCACTAAATCCTACATAAACATTTTTATTATCCGAAGCATCATCACTATTTCCAGCACCAGCTCCAACCATTACAGAACTACCACCATCATTTAGAGATATTTTACCTGCTGTTATTGTCAATCCATTTGTAGAATCTAAATCTGAAAACCAACCCTTATTTACACGAGTTCCTGTTAATCCTAAATCTCCTACAATAGTGACAACACCACCTCCACCTAATTGTAGAGTCTGGCTGGCTGGTGTAGCGTCAAATGTTCCTGATATTAAAGCAGAACTTCTACCTAAAGCTTCACTTGTTCTGTCTTGATTATCAATTATTAATCTATCTGAACCTGTTTCGTCATATCCAGCATTGCTTCCTACTATTATATTTCTGCTACCATTACCAGAGAATCCAGCATTATTACCAATTGCAACACTATAATTACCAGTAGTATTTGTATTAAGCACTAAGTCACCAATCGCTGTATTAAAATAACCCTCAGTATTATTAACTAATGCGTTATTACCTAATGCAGTATTATTAACACCAGTCGTGCTTTTATTCATTGCCCAAAGACCAACGGCGACATTATTGTAGCCCTCTGTATTTGATTGAAGAGATTCAAAGCCAAAAGCAGTATTGCTATCACCATCTGTAGTTGAAGCCATTGATTGATAGCCGATTGCAGTATTAGAATAAGAAAATATACTGCTACTTATACCAGCATTTTCTCCTATAAAAACATTATTCGTTCCAGAATTTAAAGATATTTTACCTGACGGTATGGTTAAGTTGCCAGAATCATCTATTGTTAATTCTGAATTTTGTATTAATTTACCAGTGACCCCGTCAAACCTTGTTATGGCATTATCCGTAGAACTTGCAGGGCCAACTACATCACCAAGAGCAGAAACAGGAACAGTTGATTGACATGTCCCATCATCAAAACAAAGCTCTGTGGTCGTTGCTATGCCATCTATTACTACATCACCAAGTAATGAATCCCAAGATGAATTAACTAAACTGACAACATTGCCTGCTTTTTTCCAAAAATCTCCACCCCAATTACCTCCAAAAGAAGAACCCATTAATTCCTCTCCTTGAAATAAAATGTCATTTTCTCCAAAACAATCAGAGCATCCGACATCAACAATCTTTTTAACATCAGTTTGAGTATTTATCAATGTTGCCTTGCTTGCGAATACAGCGAATGGTGTAAATACTAAGACCGATATAAGCAAATATTTTAGATATTTTTTCATATATTTAATCTTTTAACTGTTTTAATCCCACTATGTAAAGTGTTGCCCCTGAACCAGAAACAACTTTATATTTCATATTAATCATTGAAGCCTTCATAGTGATGCTTCCACGAACAGGCAATATGATACTGTCCGCATCTATGTCATTTTCAAATTCAATATAGACATCCTCATCCCCAAAATTAAGAACTTCAAATGACCGAAGCACTTTTTCAAATTCGTGAGTTTGCTCTACAGTTGTGACGCTTAATTTTTTCTTGTAATAGTATGTTTTGTTTGACATATATTTATTTTAATTATAATTAAATTAATCTGTTATGACATCAAATGGGATGCCAAATTCTAAATCCCAATAAAGTCTGAAATTTCTGGCTTCCATTTGCCAAACATTAGATGATGTTCCAATATATAATTGAACTAAGTCACCTGCTTTAACTTCAAGACTTGTATCTGTAAATGTAGTCCAATTTGCATCAGCAGTTTGATTATTTACTCCGGCCGCAACACCATTAACATATGTTTGACCTTCGGCATGGTCACCTCCATTTTCACCCTGCAAATCATACTTGACCCTGATAGTCCCGAATTGTTTAACCTGTATTTCTTTTACTTTTGTTAGGGAGCCTGTATTGCGATCCCTTTGTGTATCAGCAGATGCTTTTAAATTATCAGAAGCTAACAAGAAAGTTGTTGATATTGCATTTGATTTTATGACTAATTCTGTTTCGCTTATAGCTATTCCAACTAAAACAAGATTCGTTCCTTGCGATACACCAATAGTTTTATCATCCTGAACATAGTATTTAGCTCCCTCTGTTAATCCAGTAAATCCTCTTACGATACCTGAACCTTGAAAATCAATAGGATTTCCATCTGTAGAATTAGAAATAGCAAAACCTACAAATTCTAATTTAGTATCATCATCTGCATCACAAGCATAAAGCTCATTATCAGATGGGTCTTGATATACTGCCACCGGCAATGTATCACCATTTATTGTTTCACCAGCATCAATATCATCTCTAAAAGCCCCACCATCATTGGCATTTTTACTTGCTTGATTTTCCTCGGAAGCAATTACATCATCGCCTCCTACCCTGTTTTCTTTTGCTACTCCCATATAATTATAATTAAACTATTGTATATTTAGAACTAACATAAATTGCTCCACTCTTTACCCATCCGCCTGTAGCTAATAAACTAAATGCTTGGCCACTATCAGCCGCACCAGTACCATCAATGAATGTTCCCCACTCTGTATAAGTATCATCTGCTATATCACCGGAGGCCCAGAAAAAATCCACATAGGCGATATTATCATCAAAGGCGGCATCACTCGCTTCTTTACGACCGACCTCTGTATTTAATTGTGTACTTGCATTTGTAAAACTCGGAGCAACAGCATTTCCCAAAGCTCCATAATTAATCTCACCGCTATAAGTAGCATCACCAGTCAATAGTCTTGCCAATACATTTCTGCCAACAGTCACTATGATATTCTTTTTAACCCCCTCAAATCTTAATAGTCCTTGATATTCGTAAAAATCAACCAAGTCTTTTTTGCCTCTCCTGACAAGCATTTTAATAGCATATTGAATTTTAATAAATTCATTAGAGCCTTCAACTATTTTAGGATTAATCCAAAAGCTAAAATGCTCACCTTTTATTTTAACCTTGTGACTAAGCCACTTTTTTATTTTCTTTAACATATATTTAAATTATTATGAATAAACGGAATCCCTATCATACCTTGCCATTCTATTTGGGTCGGCATCACTTATCGGAAAGTAATACCCATATACCCAATTAATATTAGCAGGAGGAAAAGGATCCAATGAATGACTCTCATTAATTGTTATATCTGCATAATCTTGTACCGGAATTATGGCAACATGTTCTTCTTGAATTTCTACCTGTGCTGTATCTGAAAATATTTCTTCTGATGTTTCAACCTCATCAATATCTAAGGCATCAGGCTCTAATAATTTGGCTAATACTGCAATTAAATCAAGCCTTTTTGTACTTACCAAATCAATCCTATATCCGAAGTTATTTGCATCAACCATCTTATAAATTATCTTGCGAATTATTAACTCATCATCAGCTCCCCTTACTGTACTTTGTAATTTTATCTTCATTCCAACTTCTAAAAAATTGTCGTATGTATAAAATTGAGCATCTATTAATGGCTCGGCAAAAGCATATAATTCTGCTGATGCCCTTCTTCTTGCTGTTGAATTATCCTGAATATCATTCTCTCTGATTATTTTCTCCTGAACTCCATAGGCAATTTTACTGTCGGGATCTTCTGCGATTGCGAATACTCTTATCTTTGGATTGCCGGTAAATTCAATCACATCTGCATCTGATAAATCATTCTCAAATCTAAATGATTGATCCTGGTAATTATGTAAAACATCTACAGTCACACTAAACTCATCTATAAAATCAACACCCATGCCCTGTACTACAGTATTTAATTTAACTGTCAAATTAGCCATCTGATAAGGCAGTTTGAAAGACTTACTAATATTACCACTAACAGTTATGCTGTCGGTAAAAGCATCTCCCTCATATTTACCTCCCCTTATTTTGATTCTATTTACTACCTGGGAGCCACCGGCCATTCTTTTTAAACTTTTATAAACATAATTTCCACTTGTATCTGTAATATCTTCTGGCGCAATCCTGCTACTTTTGTCAAAAAAGTTTATTGATTTATTAACATCTACATACCAATCATAATTTAATAACTTAGCTAATTTTGAAATAGCCTGCGCAATGGTCACCTGATTAAATACAATCTTGTCTGTTTCTACTGTGCTTTCAACATTATCTGCATCAAAATCAGTTGCGTTAGTTGCGAGCATATCTGCGATAATATCTTTTATAGTTTCACCCTCATAGGTCTTACTGATAAGCCTTTTATCAAGAATATAACTATAATCGGCCGCCTTAATATCAAGCAATATTCCCTGACTGCTTACTGTTTGAGCCATCCCAGAAACATCAATGATTATACCGGCAAATATTAGAGTAGCTCCATCATAAACTTTTATATCATCCTGAAAAACAGGTGTAAAAGTAGAGTTTTTTCTTATTCTAAACATTGCAGAATCTCTTGAATTGTTAAGAACCTTACTGACCTGTAGCGAGTCAACCAATATAAAAGCACTCCTGTCAACATTATTTATTTTAACTATTACTGACATATTATAAATTTAATGGCATGTCAAGACTTACCTGACTCATAATACCATTAGCTACTTTATCAATTAAATCTTGGCCACTAACATCACCATTCACAACTATATTAATACCACCACCACCTTGCCCCATTTTATCATTCGGGACTATCTTTCCGTTTGTGCTTGGTGTAAATAGTTCTGGGCCTTTCTCCCCCACTAAAAATGTTTTACCTGATTTTGCCGGGCCACCTTTAGCAAGTCCTGTTATATCTGAACCCTTAGAGGTTATTGACCCACCAACTTCCTTAACCTTACTAAATATTTTCTTCACCATATTGGAGATCCATTTGAATTTTTCTGTTATCCAATTTATTAAATCGCTTATAGGCTTTTTGAATAAATTTATAGATTCAATAGTATTATTTCTTAGACTCTCCCAGATATTTTTCCAAATATTTAATATCGGCTCTTTTATTTTATTGAAAATAGTTTTAACAAAACCGAAGAACCCTTTTACAGCTTCACCAATCTTAGTAAATATAGCAATAATATCTATTCCAAATAATTCAAACAATGAAATATAAAATCCTATTATAAAATTAACTGCTGTAATAAATATCTCTTTAATTACTTCCCATAGATTAACAAAAAAGTCTTTAATGCCATTCCAAATCTCAACAGTTTTCTCTTTTATAATATCCCAATGCTTAACCAAGATAATTACTATGGCAACCAGGGCGGCGATTATTCCTATTACTATCAATACCGGGGCTGTTAATAATGCGAACCCGGCTATTACAGGGCCCATCAATAACCCTAATACTCCGAATACTGCTGTTAAGGCCGCTAATACTGCTGTTATTATGATTATAGTCTTAGTTAATTTAGGATTTTCTTGAACCCATAGAGAGAATTTCTCAATTACAGGCAAGATTTTCTTCAATAGTCCGTCTAATATAGGCAAAAATGCTTGACCAATAGCTTCTTTTGTTTCCTTTATTGAAGCTGTCATTTCCTGTTGCCTACGAATATAGCTATCTTGATTCTTTTCATATCCATCAATGGCATCTGCTGATTGTCTTGTAATTTGAACAAAAAGAGCTTCTGCTGTTGCGGCCGCCCTCGCTGTTGGAGTTAAATCAGCAAACTTTTTACCAACCTCTATCAGTCCTTCTTCTAAAGCAATCGTTTCAAGCGCCGCTACCCTTGCATCAACACCAAACTTTCTTAATGGCTCACTTGAACCAACTAAACCTGATCTAATTGATTCCAAAACTTCTGCCGGGCTAACATCATTAAAGGCCGCTATCTTATCAGATACAGTTAGAAAGCTCTTGGATAAATCTGTGGCCGCATCTCTACTTAACCCCATCGGAATTAATAAATCCTGTAAGCCAGAGGCTAATTTCATTATATCTGTTTTAGCCAATGGCATGTTTTTCCTTAATTCGTCAATAAACACTTTCATCTCATCTGTATTATCTGCAAATACAGTTTCAAACTTGGCTAAAGCTCCCTCCGCTTCACCGGCTAATCCAGTAGCCTCTTTAATACCAAAAGCTATTGCTCCTAAAGCAACAGTACCAGCGAGGGCCATCTTCTTGAAGGCCGGCTGTAGCTTCTGCACCTTGGAATTTAATTTACCCAATTCCTTTGATGCAGTATTCTTAGCTTGTATTAAAATGTTTAGCGTTCTGCTTTCAGCCATATTATTTTTTCTTACTTGATTTACTATTCTCAATCATTCGCTTCATTGAGATAATATCCAAATAAGTTTTTACATCTGATTGATTAATGTCCCTTATCTGATCAGGAGTCCAACCATACTCACTACTCAACATCTCCATGATAATATAGTCATCAGGAGTTGCCTTTCCCCGTAGTTGCGCCTTGATTTGGTGATCAGCTATTCTTTTTTTTTGCCATCATCAACATTTTTATTGATAGCATCAATCACTTCATTACCTTCATCCTGTCTTAGATTGTTGAACCACTCTCTATTAAAGGCAACATCCTTATCTGCCTGCTTGATTCCAACAATTACAGTTTCCAGTAAAACAAGTTTCTGCTCTGTCATTACAGTCGCATCAAAATTGTCAACACCATCTAAACCGATTTTCTTAGCACCGCCTAACAAAACATTCTGAATCTTCTCGTTTTCTCCCCAGGTTAAATAGGTATGCATTTCCAACTCACAAAATGATAATTTAATTGTTTTTTTCTCTCTTTCCATATAAATAAATTAATTATTAAATATAACAATGGTACATCTATGGTACATCTATGATACATCTATGATACATCTATGATACATCTATTAAACACTTGGAGCTGAATCATATTCAGCAGTATTGTTCTTGATAACAATCTGTGATGCCTGGTCATCTGTTTCATTGTAGAAAGCTTTGAAGTCAATGCTTTCAGTCACAAGCTCATCATTTCCACCTGACCTATCCCAACCAGTAATTTGAACCTTATTCAATAAGATTGTAATAGTCGGGAAATTACCACCACCAATATCCTGTGTTCCCACAATACTTATTTCCATATACTTGGCATCGTCACTTAGGAATAAATCCTTGAAAGTTTCATCTACGAAGTTTTTAACAAGGCTTCCTTCAATGCTTAACTTGGCATCATAAATATCATCAGGAGTATCTTGACTTAGGATGAAGTCTGTAATAGCACCTGTATCAAAGGTGATAGTCAATTCCTTAACCTTGGTCGCTGTAGCACCCACTAAGCCTGCCTCTGTGTCCGCAATCTTGATTGATACATCTTTGCCCACAAAATCATATTCCTCCTCATAGGAAGGCGTATCAGCACCATCTGCGGCAGTTGAAGCCATTATAGATGTGCTAAATCTAACATAATCATCAACATTAGATGAAATTTCTAATGTATTGACCATTGCATTACCAATCTTTAAATTTTGAACACCACCATCCTTAGCAAAAAGTCCAAGTGATGCATGCTCTATGCTACTTGAATTTAGTGTAAGTGTATGCTCATAAACATCGGCCGCTTCCCAAGCAGATGAAATAGATCCATAAATGTTATAAAGAAAATATGGGATAACATCTACTTGAAGGATTCCCTCTAATGAACCTTCTATCCATTTTTTAGTGAGCCTTCTTTGATCACTATCAGCAAGATTACCATGAGAATTATCATCAATGGCATGCTCGGCTTTCTCTGTAATATTTGCTGAAACATTTTTAATCCATCTTTCAGCTACCGCTTGAGGAGTTCCCCTTGTTTGCTCAACAGAAACACCTAACTCTATTTGTCGTCCAATTATTTCCATATTTTTAAAGTTAATTATTAGTTAAAACTTTTATTATTATATTAAATGTGGAACTAACCACTAAACCTTCTTGCTCTAAGCTCGTGTCCCAGCCTCCATTCTCTATTTTAAGCCAAGCTCTATGGCCATCTATATTATCTAAATCCCATTCACTATCAAAGGCCGCTAAAACTGCATCATCTAAGGCAGGCATTACAGTATTATAAATCTTATCTAAATTTGATTGAACTGCTGAACAGATAAGAAATAGAGGAAAGCTGTATGTTTTCATATTCTCCTCATTCGTTTCAAACTCATTATCAATCGTTGCCGGAAAAAATATTGCGGCCGGATAAGACAGCTTCTTAGTAATTGGGCTTGAATGAACCTCTGCAATCTCATCAATATCATTTAAGATTGTTTTAATTGCATTTATAATTGTTGAATAAATTACTGCCATATTTACTTTGCTAAATTTTTAACTATTTTTGAAAGCATATCTGCTGATAGCTTCTCCACACTCTTTTTGTTTTCTTTAAATGCATGATTGAGCCAGGGCCTTGATTTTACTCCCGTTCTTGCATTAATCTCTCCCGGCCCACGACCATGAACATATTTTGCATAAGGAGCGGCCTGTTCGTTTGGCCCAAAAATTAACTTGAATGGAGTTATCTTTGTTCCTCCCTGATGACTGTCCCTCAATGCTCCTGTTGCTACCGGGGCGCCACCGCCACCGCTTCCACCTACTTGCCAAGGATTCCTGATAATCGTTTTGGTATATTCTGCCTTTGCTCTAACAAAGAATTTCTTTAATTCCAATAAAACAACTTTAGGATTCCTCTTAATAGCTGATTGAAATTCCTTTACACCCGTTATTTTTACTGTTAATTCTTTACTCATATACTTGCATATTCCTCGTTCCTATCAACAAATATTTCTAAGTGCTTATTTCTCCCAGCATAATCTCTTTTATTTATTGATCTAACTGAATATGTATAACCATTCTCATCTTCTAAAAAATCACTTGCCTCTATATCAGTATCAACCGGACACCATAAAGTAAAAGTATTGGTATAGGCATCTCCAAGATTTTCTACTAATGTCGGATCAGGCTGTTGTAAATGGCCCTTGAATGTTCCCACTTCAACAAGGCTTGACTTTAAGTTCGCACCAACATAATCAGTCTGCCTTTTATTAGTAAATGAAATTGTAAAAAATTTACTTATCATACAACATTCTTTTTATAAGTTGATAGTATTCTTAATGTTTTATTAAAGTCTGCTAAATCACTTGCACTATTAAAAGATACCGAATATTCGCCAATTCTTTCACTTTTAATTCCTCCAACATTACCTGATTGACCCATCTGATAGATTGAGGCTGATAAGAAAGTAGCGGCCCAAACTATATCATCGGGAGCAGATTCACTATAACCCCATTTAGCTGTTATCTGTTGATTCTGTATTCCAGCTCCCCATACCTGATTCCTTAACCATATCTTTCTGATCGGTGATAATACCGCCGCATAATTATTTGGCAATAACTTATAATCAGTATTCTTGGTTAATTCTGTAAAGGCATCTCCATATTGGTCATTGCCTAATTCTACTTTAGTTATTTCAATGCAATCATCAATTAATAAAGCTTGGGAATCGCAACCATCAAATTGTCTTGCTGTTGCTACTGTGTCGGCCTTAAAATTTCTCCCGGTATTCTGGTCAATATACTTTTCGGCGGCACAAATAAAACTATTAATATCATCTGTTATTGAAGTATTCAAAAACTTTTCCACCTCTGCTTCAGTTGTATATTTTGGAGTTGACATATTACTTAGTAATTATTTTTTCTTCTTTTAATTTAGTGTCCCTATATTCTATAATCAGCTCAAACTTATCACCGGCCAACTTTTCATTAGTTTTGATTCTCATTCCATTTTTTTTGTTCCTGTAAATATATTTATACATCATATTAAGCTCTTAATGCAGGGGGCAGAATAGTCCACCCCCTATATAAAACCTCAACTTAAATACTTGCGGCCGCAGTAGTCAACTTAGTGACTGCTGTCGGGATAATAACAATGAAACCAAATCTTTCAATCCATCTGATAGCCTCTCTATCAGTAGTGATAAGATTAATATCAGCATTATCAGCGACATTTCTAACAGTACCAGCATCAAAACGCTTTGCTTCAATACCTCCCTTGAAACCTACAATAGTAGCTTTCTTTAGGTCACCAAATAATACGAATGAAGTATCTACTGCTGTATCAGTCTTAGAAGGCATAGCTTCTGCTAATACGACAGGATAACCCCAAACTGTAGCTGGGCCCTGAACACTTGGAGCTTGGTAAATATACTGACCATTATCATCCTTCAACTTTCTTACATAGCTCATGATTGTGCGATGCATGAAGAACTTAGCATTTGCTAAAGCTCCCTGGGGAGTAGCATCTACCATGTCAATCAAGTCATCTGCATCAACAGAAGCAAATGTAGTACCTACCATAGTCACTTCATTAACATCGGTGTTAATCAAAAGACCAGTAAAACTTCCATAAGTACCAGTACCATCACCTATGAAATAGGCTTCATCCTCTGCTTGAGCAAAACCTTCGGCAACTCTGCCAGCAATGAAACTGAATAAATCAATTTCTTCATCAGCCAATAGCTCGGAAGTCAAAGCGGCAATTACAGCGAGTTTTTTAAGCTCTAATGTTTCTTGCCCAAGAACAACCTGACCTGACTTAATAGACCCGGCTTCATCAGCCCAATAAACAGTAATATCAGTTGTAAGGTTATTAGCCTTATAACTATTCTTTGACAACTGAACAGTCATTGACTCTCTGCGAGCAACACCATAATCAGTGATCAAATGGCGAATTTCAGCGCTTAACTCACTATCCACAACATAACCAGCAAAAGGTGTTCCGGTCGCATCAGTAGTCATTTCCTTTAGCTTAGAGTCATCATTGCTGATAACAGCAAGTCCAACAGCTCTCAACTTAGCATTTAGACTCTTGCGCTTCTCATCCTTCTGAACCTCTGGATTATAAGCACCAACATTATTTTCAGCCATTCTCTTATGTTCTTCAAGCTGTTTGGCAACATCAGCACGAAGATCCTTTGAAGCTACTTCAATGAGAGTCTTTAAATTTTCTACAACTTCCTTATCCGCAACTTCAACCTCAAGGGCAAAAGCTTTGTCATAATCAGCTTGTAGAGCTTCCTTCTCATTTACTTCAAGACCTTTAAAGCTGGCTTCAATAGAGGACTTTTCCTCTGCTGTGATTTTACCTGCTTCAAGGATTTTCTTTAACATTTCTTTCAAATTCATAAACTTACGATTTATCCTTTAATTTAAGGAGTGACTTTACAGAGGAATTTATAAGGGCATTATTATCTACCTTGCTACTTGAATCATGACCTTTGTAGCTCTGGCTAACAATTTGCACCGCTTTACTAATTCGTGCTAAAGCACTAATTTTATTATCTTTATAAATACTAATTAATTGTTTAATCCTTTCATCCTTTGTTAATTGCTTAACTTGAACAAAATTTGGGTCAAATGCAATAACCGGATTACTCTTTAACTTCTTAATCTGATTTGAACTAAAAAACTTCTTTGCATCATCCATGGCCCAACCATTTTCTTTATTGAAAAAATACATCTGGGCGTATAGCGACTTCTTATTTGGCAAAAGCCCAACGATAACACTAATACCCGGCATACTTGTTTTGACTACCTTTCTTTCAAATGAATTTTCAACAAACTCTGATAAATCCCTGACCTTGAATCTTACTTTACTATCTGTTTGATCCCAGGATTTAGATTCTTTTTCTTCATCTGTTTGTACTCCTTCGTGCTTGTCATCTTCACCGGCTTTATCTTCTGCCCCATCTTCTTTACTATCACCGCCTTCGTGCTTGGCAGGCTTCCCATTGTTTTCTTTATCCTCATTATTTTTTGAGTTTGATTCATATAGTTTATCCACATCAATGCCCTTGCTCTTAGCCAAGGCGGCCGCATTAGCAGGAACACTTACTGCGCTTACTTCTAATAATTCAGATTTTAAAATCTTTGACATATCTTTAGGGTCAAACTCTCTTGCAATAAAACCAACACTAAAGGCATTTAAAAAACCTCCTGCATACAAGTCAAATATAATCTTTGCCTTTGGATTCTCATCAACAGCGAATTTAATATCACCGATAAGCTTCTTGTTCTCAATCTTAACTTTGAAAGCCTTACCAATGACCTCCGTAGCATCATTATGTTTATGGCTGTTAAGGATTACAGGATTTTTCTTAAAGGATTTTAAATCCCAACCCTCTTGCATAACAATATCACCATGCCTATCCTCGCCCTGTGTTGAGAAGATGGCTGTTAAACTGTTATTTTCTTTATCAACACTTTTTACTTCAATGTTGAATAATTTTTTGATCATTTTAGGCATATATTTATAATTATTATATTTGATTATAATCCTCTTTTATTTAATATCTTTAATTTGTAAAATAATGATTCTTGCAATTTATAATCTTCCTCACTTCTTTTCTTACCTAAATGCCCCTGATGTGGCATCTTCAAACATTCCCTCGCTTTATCTTTCTTTACTATTAGATAAGGGTAGATTTGTTCTAAAAATAACCTTCCCTTATTAGCTGTTGCTTGCCATCTATGAATTGGTTTCCAGTTTGATTTATATCCATTCTTACTTTCATAAGCAGTTCCAATTCCTGTTTTATCTTTAAGCCATTTAATAAACTCATAATCTGAATTAACAATCATCGCCCTCATAACAAAATTATACTTATAAGCGCTACTCTTTGATTTATTTCTACTAATACCAACACATCCATCAGCATCTAAAAATCCTGCTATATATGCTTTTTCTGTTTCTGTTAATTTATTAATTGACATAATTATATGTTTATTGTCTAAATCTGGCATCTACAATTTATGGTTTCTTCGGCCGGCCCATCTGGGTCACGAGGCCACATTAGTCCATTATCAAATGCAGTATTAATTGGTTTTTCGCTACCATCTTGCACGAGATGGCTGTGTCTTACCTTAGAATCTCCTACAGTCACCCATATCTTAATCGGTATGGCCATTTGCTGATATGCCTCAAAAGTTCCCTTAGTCATTACTCCACCTACCTCTGTCCTTGCAATAGTCTTGGCCCGACTCTTGCTAATATTTCCGTAAGTTCCTTCAATCCTATTAACTAATTGATTCCGGTTTTCCCCGGCCGCTAAACTTTCTGTAAAGTCACCCTGTAATTGTTTGAATGTAGTTTCGTTAATCTGCTTTGAGAATATATCTACCTTCTTATCTAACCAACCTGCTATGCTTGAACTAAGATTGAAATTAAAGTCACTACCCATTAATGCAAATGTATCTACACCGGCTTCATTTAAGAATCCTGTTAGCAATGGCAGAAACCTTTTAATTGCTATCTTCACCTCGATCTCCTGGTTAAAACTATCGTCAATCAAATTCTTCTGTGATGCATTAACTAATTTAATATTGCTTAATACCCTATCTTCCTGCTCTTGAAAATATTTCCTTAGCTCTCTACGGAATATCGCCTCATTCTTTTCTTCCTTGGCTACTTTAAACTTTCCATACTTAACTCTGGCTTTTTTATCCCTCAAAGGATGTTTTACTCCTTTTTTTTTTACCTCCTTCTTTTCATCAGGCTTACTTTCTGGTTCTTCACCTATTGCAGATAATGGAGCTAAACTAAATGGAGCTGGTATTTCATCACCATCAGGAAGCGGGTCAAGCCCGGCCATCTCTCTCTTTTCATTTGTAGTCAAATAATAATTCTTTGTCCCGTTCTCAATCTTCTTTAAAACAATATCTATATCTTCGGCAACCAGATTTTCAAACTTTAATATAGTTCCTTCTGGCACGAAGTTTGGATGATTTTGTAATGATGCTTGCAAATTAGTAAGAAGCGGTTTAACTGTTTCTCTTAAAAATACCTTTACGCTTTCCTGTGCATTAGAGAATTTAATATCATCAACTGCACCCAATAGAATCTTTGGCACACCTGTCAAAACAATTATGTCATTCAATGTTAATTTCTTGCTATTGGTATATCCGAGTTCTTCGGGATTCAAACCAACTCTCTGATATGAAGAATCTCCACCCAAGAATAGCGGAAGTCCACCCTTTTTGGAATCAGCATAACTCTTAGCATAGGCATCTTTTATCTCGCCTAACTGTAGTGCTGTTAAATTTCCCTTAAAATTAATAACTCCATCTACTCGGCCACCATTCTTTAAAACATTTGTCTGATACTGTGATAACTGAACATCAATATCTAAAGACTTTGTGCCTCCGACACTTCCGCTAATTGGGATAGTCTGGTCTTTAAGATTATGATTATATGTTCTGATGACTTCATGCGCAAGATACTGTGCCTGGCCTCCTCTTGGCTTGTCGTATTTATAGCCAGTTATCATCATTGTATTATAGTCAAATAAAGTAGTGACATTTTCAGGCTGTAATAATCTAAGTCTTGTTTTCTTATAATTAATCTTTCCTTCATTGGCTATAAAATCCCTTTCAGCATCAATAAGAATATAAGCTACACCGGCAAGATCAAGATACTTCTGCCACATTCCCCAAAACTTTGTACCGGTATATAAAGAATTTGGATTATTTAACAACGCTAAAAAATCATCTTCCTCAATTTTAATTTCACCTTTTTGTAAATACCAATCAACTTCTCCAACCTTCTCTGCTCTCTTTTCAATAGCTCTATTAAAATAAAGACTCTGCTCATAGGCATTATAATATTGCTTAATACTCCACCCGGCATTACTTGTTCTTAAATCGGTACTTTGAAAAAGCACACCAACCTCCTGGCCTGTCTTTGCTATAAAACCTTTTAATTTTTTAAATATATTCATAAAAAAAACCACTACTAAGTTAAGACTTAAATAGCGGTTTTTCCGATAGTAAGATGTATTTTGTTTTAGATTACATTTGACTAATATTAATAATAAAAAATGCACTCATTTAATATCTTTAATATAGCATAACTTTACAAATGAGTAAAATCATACCTGTGGATAACTTACCCCCGGCTCCAAAGAGGAAATATAAAAACCTTTTGGAGTAGCCCCTGGGGGTCTATAGATTCGGCCGTTAAAAAATTCTTGCCATAAACCTTACAAAATAGCAAGAGGTAAATTATCCAATGTTCTCGCTTCCCTTAGTAATATGATTGACAGCTACTACTCTACCACCCTTGACAGTAAGCACTAATTCTATTGCGCCATAGCCGGTCGTGAGTTGATCAATCTTATTCTTGATGCTTGAGTACCAACGAGAATCTTCTGGCAACAATTCATCATGTTGTGTTGTTTCATTTATTTTTTTTGGCATGGGATTCTAATTATTTAAATTCTCTTAGCAATATGAATAAACTTTTTAGCTAAAAACCTGTACAAAAACATGGGACACCATATCGGCTTTAGAAACCATAGGCTAAATTGATCATCTATCTTTTTACTTAAAGCCTGTATTTCCTTATCAGCAAATTGTTGTGCAATATTTTTAATCATATATTTAAATTAATTATAAACCTATACATTTTATATTAATAAACCCCCTATTTATGGCCTATTTATTTATAGACATATACAAATCGTGTAAGTACTTATACAAAATGGATATGTTGTTAAACCACCCCAACAAAGGGAGGCTCGTAAAATGTTAATGCGCCACCATCATAAAAATCTGGTGACTTGCCTGTTCGCTTCTTTTGCTCCTCTTTAGGTTCTATCTTTAACTGCTTATCGCTATTTGATTTATATTTAATCCAAAGTAATTGATCCCATACTGACTTATAATTTATAGTATGATCAACCAGGTATTTGCCACTTCTGCACCATTTTCTGTATTCCCAGGCGCATTGAGCCTTGATATTAGCATATTTGAGGGTATCAACCCCTGCTGTAGAGCCTGCGGCTACTCCTGTGACCATTATGCCTAATTCATGGCATCTGTCCCTTAGACCACGCCCTATGCCTATATCATCCATATTTATATCCTCGCTTCTCAAATCAGGGTATTCTTCTTTGATTGCTCTGATTTCTCCCACATTAGCCATGGTGTCATTACTCTTGTTAATCCGAAGAACTTTCATCATATTTTGCCACCTGCCAATAAAGGTATTCAAATCACCACCACCACCAACATCTACACCAACCTTTAGCAATGGGCCAATAGGCTGAATCTTTGTATCTTCCGGTAATATCTTCAAATCGTTCTGAACTATCAACTGCCTATATCCCTTGCCATCAATCAGGGCCTCATCGGGAAACTTACAATCATAGAATACATCAAAGAAAGCTTCCTCTCGCATCTCCTCAACATACTCCGGGCTATATCCATAGAAGCCATCATGATAATCTTGAACACTATTAATATGATTATGAAAAACCTGTAAATATCTATCGTCTTTACTTGACCTTAGAAAATGATTCCTAAAGAAAGGATTACCAATCTTGATTAATATCTTCCTGCGCTTATCATGCTTAAAATCTCCACCAAGCATCCTCATAACTGTTGACCACAACGGATCATCAACTAACCCGGCTTCATCACCGATAATGTTCTTAGCGCCAAATCCCATGGCCGCCTTAAAATTATCCTTAGTATTCCTGGCATCTAATGTTAATGTCATAACACCACCACCACCCTTGAAGGTAATGCTTTTCTTTGACCTTTCCCTTTTCAACCTATCTAAACTATCCTCTTTCTTTAATTCTAACTGACTTGCTATAATCGGATTCTGTGTTGCAAACTCAATGATTTCATTCATGATAATCTGGGCCTTCTTCTCACTTGGGGCTGTAATTATAAACCTTTCTGGCTCTGATGATATAACTAAAACAACTGCGGCCGCAATAGTAATTGATTTACCGTCTTGAGTCGGAGCAATAATATTAACCCTGTCATGCTTCCTAAGTAGTATTGCTTCAAATAGAGGCCGGAACCTCGGAGGAATCACCATCGGCTTCCCCTCCACTTTGAACATCTTTTGTGTTAGTCGGTGACTCATCTTTTTTTTGTCCTTTAGTAATTATTTCCCTTATACCATCTAAGGCCTGTTTAATATCAGGATTATCATCAGTATTAAGATTCTTTGATATACTTGTTGGCTCACCCAATTCAGTCTTAACAATCTCATAGGCTACCTTTACAGCCTTCTCTTTAGGATTTTGGGTAAATGTTATTATAGTGCCATCCGTTTTTTTCTTAACAATCTCAACCGGACTCAACAATAATATAGCCATTTCAATAGCTTTCTTCTTTCCTTCAACAAGCAAGGCCCTCTGTTCTTCCTTGAAACTTTTTGCTTTTAGTGTCGTATTCTGTAGAAATTTGTCATGTAAATCATATTTATCCCTATAAAATCCAATTCTACCCCTATCTTTAAATTGACATTCATGGTCTTTAACCATGTCCGATATATTACCATTATGCTTAAAATATAAAGCACAAAGAGCCTCAATCTCCTTAGGCTCTAAATCTCTGAATTTTGGCTTTTCTTCTGGCATAATTATTATTTAAAATACTCAATAACTTCCCTTCTTAAATCTTCATACTCGCCTTCATCGGCTATCTTTAGGAGGTCGGTTTTGATTTCTTTTATGGTGTCGGTGATGAATTGTTTTATAAATTTTTTATAAACTGTAAAATTAGTTCCTTGTAAGTACATCGGTGATGGCAAAATGAATCTCTCATCAAATCTTTCTTCTATTGTTTTTTGTTTAGGCATAGTTATTTATATTATTCTTTTCTAATAAAGACCCCAGTATCATCTGTTTCTCCGTGAAGCCAATACCATAGTCCATTTTTATCTTCATTTTTATCTGGCACTAAACATTTTTGTATAACAGATAGCTCATAATGTAGTCTATCATTAATATAACAATCATCTTTTATTGGTTTGCTTTTAGCACCACACAATAACTCACCTGTTTTCCTCCATCTTATACTCATACCTCTTTATTCTTAGGATTTATAATGCAATGCTCCCATAGGTATTCTTCGGCTTCGTCTTTTTTGCCTTGTTGGAGGAGTCTGATTATCTTCTCTGAATGATAACCTTTACCATAGTTAATTATTTTTCTTTCATCACGACCACAATTACATTTCACTTTATCTGACTGAAATTCCCCAAAAATCTCTTTAGCATACTTAACACAAAGGTCATTGAGGATGTCGTATGCTTTGTAGTGTTCTAATTTGTAACCTAAATGCTTTTCGTATGCTTCCTTTTCTTCTTTGCTATAAAGTCCGAAGTCATTATCTCCTTCTGATACCCAATAAACATCACTCTCCAACTCGCGTCCATTCTCTGCAAAGAGCTTTGATAGTTTTAGGCTTGTAAAGTTTTCTTTGTTCATAGTTTTTATATTAATTAACTAAGCCCCCAACACATTATAGTTTACCTTTTTCAAGGCTTTCCAGTTTTCTCGCCCTATTGATGGGGGACTGACTTTGCACGAAGGCAACGAGTCACGATTATAGAGTCACACATGCTGGAAGCTTAACTAATTATTATCTTTTATATTGGGCCAGTTTATTGTTAATTATAAGCTTTACCTTTGGGCGGTGAGAAGGAGCTGGCCAAGCAGTACCCCTCTACTCTCTTTAGCTATTCAATTATAAATCTCAGTATTATTATCTTTCAAAGGGCCGATAGCGATCGAATACTATCCGCCCCTCAAATCTAAATTAATCCGAGGGCATATGAAAACCCTTTGAAAAATAACAATGAAACTAAAAGGGGGGTATAAGTTTCAGCCTACGAATTATGTAGAGCTTTTTAAACTTAGTTTAACCTTGTCCCCCCTTATTTTTTTAGATAATTACATCTCCTTTCTTTTAGTTAAGACTAATAATATCTTGTTATCTCCTCTTTATAGGTCACTATGACCTTTTCGGTTTCTCCATCCCAGATAAATCTATCATCATTTTTACCCAAAACTTTTGAATTACCGAAGCTACATTTTACTCTCCAACCATCTTCTTTTATGTCTTTGAGTTTATGGGTGTCCCCTGTTTTTGCTTGCATTTTTCCTCCTTTTTAATTATCACCTGGCAGGGACTCGGAAGAATTAACCTCTGAATCCCTTGAACTATGGATGGGGAAACTTTAAAACCCCTGGCAAATGACAATTATTCCTTTTCGTATGTCACTATTACTTTGCTTGTCTTTATAAAAATCAATGGGAGAAATATTATGGCCATACAGCAGGCCTTTGAGCTGTCCCATTTCTTTGAATCTTCTTCACTTACTACCTTAAATCCATCAGCAAATAATTTCTTTTCTGCTTTTCTCCTGATGGCATCACCTACTATTCCCTTGTCGTATGTTTTAATTAACTGCATATTTACTTTTCTTCCTTTTTAACTTCTTCTTTCTTCTCACCAACCTCAACTTCAACAGATTGAAATACCTCTGGTTTAAGCAATTTTCTCATCTTCCATTCAGAAATACCCTCGGCTAAGTTAAGAACTTCAGTCAAAGACATTTTATTAAATCCACTAATACCTAAATTAGTCACAACAAACATATCCAAGCCCTTAGTGATTTCATCAACCTTATCATAGGCTTCAAAAGTATTAGCATGCTTTTCTCTCAACACTTTACCGGCTGGGCAATTAAGGCCCAATCTTTTAACTTCATCCCACAAATCTTTTTGCTTGGCATTTACATGCTTATTCTTTCCGTTGACATTTCTTTCAATAGTAATTGGTGTTTCTCCAAATCTATCATAAGCAGTCTTATAAAGCTCTGTGGCTACATTAAGAGTTTTGTTTAAAGTGTCTGATTGTTCCCTGATGTGATCAAGGATTTGGTCGTTTATAATCATAATTTTAGAGGTTTCTGCCTTTCTTTATTATACCATTTTCAAGCATAACAGTAAAGCCAGATTTGTAAATTAGTTTTTTAATTTTATATTTATTAAATAATATTACTAAAAATTCATCTCTTGTTCTTAGGCTATTATAAATTCCTTCTGTTCTTTTCTTGTCGTGCTTTATCATTGATCTATCTGTTTCAGCTATTTTATAACCAGCCTCTTTTAATTTTAGCATGAAGTCTGTATGCTCACCATTAATTTTAATATCTTCATCCCAGATTATCTTATCAAATAGACTCTTTTTATATAGAGCAAAATTTATAATTGACTCTGTATCTCTAAAGCCTTCCTTATATTCGGCAGTATTCTCAAGCATCCTTATCTGATTTTCTTCTATCTTCCAATTATGTGAGAAGTCAACCAGCACGCCATTCTCATAAACCTGGCCGCCAATTCCAACATAATTAATATTTTCTTCCAAAAATTCAGCCATTAACTTCACCTTAGTTTCCTCTGTAAAAACAAAATCTTCCTCTAATATTAGCACATATTTAGTCCTTGCTAATCTTGCAATTTTATTTCTACATACTGATAGGCCACAATCATAAGGCATATTTAAAGCAGTCGGTTTATTTTTAAGTCCTGCCTCATACAATTCCTGATAAAGATTTTTGTATTGTTTTACCACAAACTTCTTACTCTGATCGGCTATCATGATAATAGCTGTTGGATAATATTTTGCTATTGAAAGTAAAAGTGTTCTCAATTTATCAAATCTTTCAAACATTGTTATGCAAAATGTAATATCACCTAAGCTTGTTGGGTCATAGGCATCCCTTCTGCCATTCATATCTATTGAATAAGATATGCCGAACCTTTCAAAAAATCTTTTCTTATCACTTTTCCTTGACCGGAAACAAACATAATCATTCTTATTTTTCAACTGCTCCCTTAGCTCTGGCTTATGCTCAACAAAGATATTCGGAGTAAATGCAACCTTATAGCCTTTTGCCACAAAATCAATGAAGAAAGTGCTATGCTCATAGGCTACTTTTATCTTCTCATCCCATGAAACATTACTGATTGAGCTTGTTTTTGCAATGAAAAAGTTAAAAGTTAAATCACATTTCTTATATAAAAGCCCGGACTCATTACAACTATTGAAATTTGAGGGGTCTAAATCTAAGGCCTTGTATTTAAAATGATCATCATATTTATGAATAAATCCCTGGTAATTCCTGATATTTCCACATTCAATTATTCTTGCACCAAGTAAATCAAAGTCATTATTGTCTAAAAATTTAACCATCTTTTCTAAGTCTGACTTCTCATCGTATTTAAAATCATCATCACCAACTAAAACATACTTAGTCTTAACTCTTTCCATCAGTCTATTCCTGGCCACACAAACACCGGCATCAAAACCTATCTCAATATATTCAACATTTTTATAGGCTTCAATTCTCTTTTTCTTTTCTTCTGTATATTCTCCGTTCTCTCCAACCAAAACTTTAATGTCGGGATATTTAGCCTTTAAGCTATCCAGGCAAACATAAAGATATGGCTCTCTTAAAAAATTTATTATAATGGCGGTGACATCTTTCATATTATTTTTCACAAATTATTGGAGTTAGATTATTCTTAATTCTTAATTTATCCATAGGAATAGTAAATAATTCAAGGCACATTAACATTAAAGTACCGAAGAACCAAATCAGAAATACTGTAAAAATTATTGATAAAAATCTTTTTTTCATAGCTGTTTAAATAAATTATCTTTCTTAACTTTAAAATCCTCCCACTCAATGCTATCAATCTTATCATGCACTCTCTTGCCATCTACATTATACCACCTTGTCCCCCACCAATTATGATAAATGAATCTTTCTCCCTGTAGTAAATACTCATTGCCTAAAACATCTTTATACTCTGTTTTTTGTGATGGCATTTTAAGAATAGACTTATCGCCATATTCAGTTAATATTCTGAAATAAGCATAGAGGCCTACATCAAGCTTAACTCCATCAAGATTTTTATATCTAAATGAAATTCTATTTTTTACAATAGTTTCTTTCTTAAAGAACATTGCCAATGGCCTTGCAGGTTTCAATAATCCCCCATCAGTAGCGCAAGCCATTTTCAATTCAGGCAATGCTTCAAAAATATCTAATAACTCTATGTCCCAATTCTTTTTTAATATATGAGCATCAATGTCTAATATCAAAACATATTCACCCTTAGCTTCCTTAATGCCTAAGTCTAAACCACCGCCATGACCAAGATTTTTTTCAGGTTTTAATATTCTAAAATAATCCTCGTGTGTTTTTTGAACAATATTATCAAGTTTCATGCTACCACTATTATCAACAAAGATAATTTCAACTTCCCTGGGATCAGATACATTCTTTAAACAAGAATTAAATAATTCAATGGCAAAATCTTCTGCCCACCAATTCACTGCTATGATTGTAATTTTAGGATTTTCCATATTAAACTCTTTTTAATTTAATTCCATAGGCCCAATAATTTCCTTCCTTGCCTTTATATTCTTCGCCAACCTTCTCAAATAAAGGAACTTTATACTTTGAGTATCTTTTAGCAAAGGCCTCTCCGAATGGATCACCCTTAATGAAATACTTAAAGCTCTCTGCTACCCAGAAACTTATATGAGTCGGGTCTTGGACTGATGCCGGATGAGGGAATAAAGGAACTTCTATATCCAATGTTCCACCTACCTTTAATAAATCCCAAAACAATGACATTATCTTGACCTTATTCTCTGGCTTTAAATGCTCAAGAATATGATGCGCCCTAATTTCATCAACATTATTTTTAAAATCTATACCATTGCCTTTTCGTAAGTCAAAATAAATATTTTCATGTTTCCCATCATAGCTTTCAATATCTAAACAAATATCAGCACCTACACTTGGGTCATTATCTATTGTGATGTAGCCTTCTAATTTAGCTCGGCCACTACCAATATCCAAGCAAATTTTATTTACTTCTGACATATACTTTTCTTTATTTTTGTAGAAGATTGACCATTGTAATATGGTAATATACAAACCTCGCCACCATACCCCTTAACAAACTTATTTGCCGGCATATTTTTATGGCTATCACTTTCAATTAATACATCTGGTTTTATTTTCTCAACATTTTTCAATGGAGAATATTCATTTTGAGCAATAACCTCATCAACAACGCCTATGCTTTTAAGTATTTCAAATCTTTCATTAAAACCTATAATTGGTCTTGGTTTCTTTTCCATACAAGCCTTGTCTGATAATGCACCAACGATTAAATAATCGCCTCTTTTCTTAGCCTGTTGTAAAAATTTTAAATGACCTTTATGAAATAAATCAGCAACTAAATAACAATAAACAATCTTTTTATCCTTTCTGGCCCAAAACCAATCATAGAAAAAGTATAGTATTAGCTTGCTCTGAATATAAGTTAAGGTGATTGCTGTCATTTGCTTCACATCTCCTGTTACAAAATATGTAATAAATCCCAAGATAACATTGCCCAGGATAATCTCGTATGTAACAGCCTTTAATGCGAACCTAAGCTTATTCCTTTTAGCCAAACTCTTGTACTTATTAGTGATTGCTTGCCACAATCGCTCATGTAAATAAAATACTACTAAGAAAATTCCATGATGAATTACTGTTACTAATCCTACTGTTATCCAGCTATGAGTAAATAACCATGTTATTCCAGCAAGCCAGAATACTCCGATGATTCTCCAAACTAAACTTTTAAACATTGACCTTTTATGTGAGTCTTTTTTCATATTTTTAATTAAATTTATAACCGGGCCTTAATGCTTTATTGATTTCTGGATTATAACATCCACCCATCTTGGCATATTCTTGCCTGCTCATTGGAGTTTTCCAATCTCCATATTTATAAGTTAAATAATTTTCTATATCAGATGGCATATTAAACTGCTCATTGTTGATAGTTAGTTTCCTGAATGAAGAAAAGAAGCGATAAGGAACTACAGCAGGAATCCCTACCTCGCCCTTGTAGATAAAATGGTATGCATTGTCTTTATGTCTGCCATAAAAAAACAAGTCTATCTTCAAATCATTCTTGACTACTGCTATTTGTTTCTCCCAAACATGGTAAATCTTAAACCCTTTGGCCTTGGCTAATGCAATTATACTTTCTTTATGTATTAGATGAGCCTCCCAGCATCCAAGATCAATATCATTTTCATCTCCTTCCGGGAAATTACCATCCCTATAAAAACCAAGTAAAGTACCATAGTCTAACCAAAACATTATGCCAAACACATTTAATATTTTCTTGAATTTAAGTAGATTTGAAAATGCTTGTTGCTGTCTTACATTCATACTGTTTCAATTTTACCATAATAATCACCCATTACTTCATTAACAATCAACTCCTCTTTTTCACCATCACGAATATAAACAACTTTTAAATCACCCTTATGATATTCTTTTAACCTTGCTTTAACCGGGCCAAGCTCGTTATCAAATATTCCTTCTATGTATGCTATCCCAACGAGGGTCAAATTATCTCTCCGGTCATCATGATTTTGTGTCGGCATTGAGCCATTGTTCTTTAAAATAGAAACATTGTCATACACAAATGCGATAACTTTCCCGGCCATTACCTTGGCCTTGTCTATCATTTCAAGATTGCTTTTATTCAAAATATCAAACTCTCCGATGATAATAGCTACATCGTATTTTTTAATTGGATTCATTTTTTTGAGAAATACTAATTAATAAATCATAGAATAAAGCGCTTCCCTCTTGCTCCCTCATCAAACAATATAAAAGTGTCTGTCTGTCCTCGTTGATAGTTTCATCACTAATCTCATTAGCAATGTTATTACACTTTTCATTTTGCTTAAAATTGAAATGCTTAATATAAGCAGGAACACTAATTACGAATAAAAGATAAGCAACAAATAAAATCGCTACCACATTTACCCAAGTCTTTCCAAGATTTTTCATAATTTTTAAAATTATTTTAAATTAATATTGACCCTTGGCTTCGGCTCTAAGGCTTTCTATTCTAACCTTAACACCAGCCATCATTTTTTCTAAACCTTTAATTGTGTATTTATTTGCTTTCATGATGATTGCTTCTTCTGTTAAATCAATCTCACGATCAAAGGCGGCGATTGACTTAAACTCATCTTTGATGCTCTCCTTCCTACCTTTCAATGGCCTTATCTGTGTAATATATTCATCACAACATAAACCAATATCACGACCTATATTAAAATATAGTTTTTCTAATTCAGGCAAACTGTTAAAATGTTCACCCATCTCATTTGCTCTTATCTTAATCATTGAGTCCATATCTAAGAAATTAATTTATTAAGCTCTCTTAGGGAGATGTTAGTCTTGTTTAATAGTCTGTGAAGAAAGAACTATTTAATGAGTCCTCACTAACACTCCACCTAAGAAGGCTTAATGCCTTCTATTTATAAAGTTCTCTAAGTTTTTTTATATAATTCATATCTAATCAATTAATTTATCAATAGCATCCCAAGTTTTTTCGCTTTGGTCGTCAAGGTTGTTTTTTAAGAGATTCCAATAAATTCTTTCATCACAAACTTCTTTTGGGAAATCAAAACCTATTTCATTAGTTCCAGGATGAAGCCAAAACATAGACGACATATCAGTTATTTTCATAATAGCCCTCAAAACATCAGCTAAGCGTATTGGTTTACCGATTATTTTAATATTAGTTTCTTTTTCAGTTGAAACAGAGCAATCATCCCAAGCAATTCTATACTCATTTATTTTAGCTAACTTTGAAAAACTGACAATTCTACCATTCATTCCATATTCATCACTCCTAACTTCACATAACAAACTTGGCTCTTTCAAATCAGGAAGTAATTTATATATTTTGTTTTTTAGTTCTTTGTTCATACCTTTAATTTAAACACTTTTCTTTTTCTAATTTTTTAAATCCATCATGATAATAAGCCCATAGCTCATTAATCTCTTGCTGGCTAATCTTATAATTAAAACTTTTACGATAATGTCTTTCTTCCAATTTCTTTACTCTGTCCTCACCTATCTTTAGGCATAGCCTTCTTCTGTACTCAATAAGGTTTCCGCTTTTTTTACAGTTGCAAGAATAGCATTGAGCATTGAGATTATCCTCAACATATTTAAGCTCGGAATTACTACCCTTGGGAACTAAATGACCGGCATCCATATCTTTCCAATGCTTTACGATGCTACAACTGATACAAGGACAGTAGCCCTGCCAATTAGCATCCCTGGCCCTTATGTACTTTGAACACCAAGTCCATAATGCTGAATGAGTTTTATCCTTCATATTTAAGGGCCTTCTTTATCTTATCCCAAGTTTCCTTTTTCATCTGATCTGCAATACCATTTTCAAGTTTTGATAGGTAAGTAAAACCTATACCTGTTTTAACAGATAAGGCTCTCAAGCTTAGTCCGGCTTCGTTTCTCAACTTCTTCAAGTCAATCTTTTCAACCTTACGCATTGTTTCTACTTTAATCTTCATATTTTTCTAACCTTTTTAAATGTTTATAATTCATCCAACTCATGATTGCAGGAATACCAAACAATAATATTAATGCCCACCCGTCAATAATAGTATCTAAAATACATGCTGTCAAAAATATTGATGCAAGAATAGCATATATAAATCCGACAATTAAATTTATGTATTTTAAATTCTTCATATTAGAAAGGTATATTTTCAATCTTAATTTCTTCTTCTGGTAAGTCCTGATCAACATTACCACCATTATCCTCTGCTTTCTTTGGAGTTAAAAATTCAAATTCACTAACAATAATTTCTGTTTTATATTTCTTTACCCCTTCTGCCTCCCATGTCCTTGTCTTTAATTTTCCTGTTATACAAAGCTTATCTCCCTTTTTACAATACTTAGATATTGTATCTGCGATTCCTTTCCAAGCAACGATATTATGAAATTCAGCATCACTAACCTTCTCACCAGCGCTATTAGTATAGCTTTCATTCGTGGCTATTGAAAATGTTGCAACATTAATACCTGATGGAGTTGTCTTTAATTCAGGATCTCTTACTAAGTTTCCTATCAAAATTGTTTTATTCATAGTTTTAAAATTTATTTTTTATTAAGAAGTATAATCTTCAAGTCCTTTAAGAAAAGTATTAGCCATTTCTCCAATATGCTTCATTGACCCTTCGTGCCTATCCTTACAAGAAGAAACTCTATAAACATCAGTCAAAAGATTATCCATTAAGCCAATCATTACATTAAGATTTTTAGCTCTTTTCCCATCTTCATTGCTTTCACCAACAGGCTCTATTTCACCTATTAATTTTTTAACTACTTCGTAAATATCCATAACACAAATAATTAAATAATAATTTCAGCAACCTTTTTATAAAGGGTGACCTTATCATGCAATTTCTCTATCTTGAATTGGTCTTTAGTTTCCGCAGTAAAGCCATTTTCTTTTAAGAAAGACTTGAACTTTTCATCGCTTCTAAGCTTTTCTGCATCATCTTTTTCCTTAGCTTCTTTTTCAATCTTTTCATCTGCCACTCTTATCTTTTCAGCTTCAACACCATCTAATCTGGCTTGCTCAATATTATCATCAATATATTTTTGCTTTTCAGCTTCTTGTGCCTTATTATCCTTGGCCTCAAGATATGCTAATTTACTTGCATTAATATACTCGGCCCATGCCTTATCATCCATATCTAAAATGCTTTCATCTAATAATTTAATCTCAATTTCCTCAAGTTCTTTCTTTCTATCAGGCAATAAAGCCTTTCTTTCTTCTCTTGCTTTAATCTTATCCATCTCCTCTAACTGAACCTTATAGCCATTCTCTACAGGTACAATTATATCAAGCAAGTCTTTCTCTAAAGCGATAATATCCTTCTGATATTTAGTAGCCCCGGCTCTTTCCTCCTTGGCAACATTGACTAAATTAGTCCTCGCCTTTTGAAGCTCACCCTTAGCTTCCTTTACTTTTAAATAACCAGCCTCATCACTAACTCCATTAATTTCTAAACCTTTGTTTTTTTCTGCCAATGATGTTAAATCACTTTTGATTTGATTAAACATTTCTAAATTGTTTTCCATAGTTTTAAAATTTATTTTTAATTATTTTAATTTTTTCTATTCCCATTGTAAAGCCTACTTCAAGCTTCTTAAACTTCTCCGGGTCTGGTAATATTCTAAATACGATTGATGTTTTCTCATAGTTAGGATTATAGAATATTAAATCCCACCACTTTCTACCAGTTATTAACAAATTCATTTGAACCTGCCAGATATTCTTACTCTCGACTGCTTTTAATCCATCAAGAATTACTCTGAAATGCTGTGTATCATCTAAGCTTTTAATCTCTGTGCCACCTTCTTCTCCAACTAAACCATCCGGGCTACATCCAACAAACTCATCAGCCTCAATAAATCCAACAACATCAACCTCAACATTATTTTCTAATTCATATATACCCCTTGCTGTTGGCTCATGTTCATTGCCTCTGTCTGTATGCCTATTTGAAAATCTTTCTTTCTCACCGGATGAATAAATCTCGGCCATCATATCAATGATATATGTTTCAAGGCCCTTGCCACCAGTAGCTATGGCTTGGGCATGAGAAGCTGTCATTTTGCCCACCCTAATCTCAAACCATTCAGGAGTACCTTGTTCTATATTATGAATTATCATTTTTCTGGCTGATTATCTGTTGCTTCCTACCGGAAACATAGTCGGCAAAAGCTTGTCCTCTACCTTTATTTTTATTATAATATATTCCTAAATCTAATAATGTCTTGATAGCATCAACTTCTTTTTTCCAGGAAACATCTACCTTTTTAACATCTTTCTTTGATGCTAAATTACCATCATCATCTTCGGCCTGTAGAGCTAATAGTGATTGAATTGAGTATCTCCTGTAATAAGTGATTGCGCTTCCCATCTTTTGAGGATCACTTAATTCAGGTAGCATTATCTCTGACATTAATAATTCTTCTCCACCTCCTCCAGCCTCATCTCTATCTCCAACATCAATTAAGATTGTCTTTAAAGATGTTTTCCCTTCATGCACAAACAATGGCTGAACTATAACTAAATCAAGTTCGTTTAAAATTGGCTTGATAGTTTCAAGTATCTTGTTAATGTCAAAATACTTACTATCATGCACTCCCTTGCTATCCTTGACGATAGCACCTACTTCTTTTTGTAGCTCTAAAAGTTTTTTCATAGTCTTAAAGTTTATTTATAAAAATATTCTACTATCACTTTTCCTATTAAGAAATACCAGCCTACCAATGCAAGTGATCCAAATAGTAAATTTGATAACCTTCTCCTTGCTCGCTTTCTTTTTAGTTGGGCCTGGCTTAAATATTTATTATGCCAGTCTTGTTTAAAGTTTTTCATATAGTAGTATTATACTACAACCCAACAGATTGCGCAAGGATCTGCCTGTGGATAACTTTTACTCTCTTTTTGCCCCATTTCATTGCTCTTTCATCACCAAGAGGAAAGGCCACATCTATTCGCCCATCTTTATATTTACTATTCAAGCGATCTAAGACAACACAATATCCATAACCATCCACCCATAGCTCTGTGCCGAACTCTAAATCGTTTGAAGCACAAACTCCTATGCCTTCTTTTAATAATTCGCATCCATCAATCTGGCTTGCTGTTTCACATGGATCTCCCCAATTCTGCCTTGGGTCGCCAATATTGTAAGCAGTCGTTAGTATAGATGTTTCGGTCATGTAAGATAACTCGGCCGGATTCATCAAAGCAATTATTTCTTTATTATATTCATTGACCTGATACATAAGACCAAATAATATGCCTACATGAATTAAGATAAATGCTGTATATTTAATTGTGTATGATATTTTTTTCATATTGTTAAAATAATGTTTTTTGTCTTAACCTATCTATTGTTATATCACAATATTTCTTTTCTATTTCTATACCTAAAAATTCTCTTTTAAGATTTTGTGATGCTACCAAAGTAGATCCAGCACCAGCAAATCCATCAAATACTATATCTCCAACATCACTATGTTTTTCTATTGCTTGTTCTAATAAATATACTGGTTTTTCATTTTGATGCCATTGTTCTTTTCCAACTTTTCTCTTATAATTCCAAACATCTGTAATTCTTGAGCCATTAAATTTTTTCCTTCCTTTATTAGCTAATATAATCATTTCGTATTGTTTTCCAAATTGAGCTTCTAAATCACCTGCTGTCCAATTATTCTTAACCCAAATTATAATATTCTTAATTTTAAAATATTTCTCCATCTCAATTTTAAAAAAATCAATTTTATCAGGAGAACAAAACATATACATAGCAGTATCATTTTTCATTATTCTATAGCACTCTTTAATATATTTTGATATTAACTCTGGATTATCATCATTTTGTATCTCTTCACAGAAATCGTGTTTTTTATATTTTCTATGATTTGTTTTATATGAAATTAAATATGGCGGATCTGTCAATACTAAATCTATACAATTATCAGGTATTTCTTTCATGACCTCTAAACAATGACCTTCTATTATTTTATTTGTAAAATCTTTTATATTTTTCATATTTATATTATACTATAATTTTTTAAACCATTGATCATGTATTCTATTAACTATTTGAGCAATCATTACCGGAGGAACTGACATTCCACAAATATATATTGGTCGCAATTTACCATAATCATAATCTAATGGAAATGAACTACCTTTTAATATTTCATTAGTAAATAATTTTCTTTCAACTTTATAATGATAATAACTATTGCTTGTGGCCCTTAGTGTTGGCAATGGTAAATCAGGATGCAATTTTAATTCTTGGAAAAAACTACCCTTTGGATGTTTATCAGCACAACTTCTTCCAGGCATTATATCTCTCCAATATTTTGCTATTCCTTCAGATATTCCATAAGCATTTTTATTTCCATCATTTTCCTCAATATCTTTATATGGTATTTCTTTTTCATTAAAATATAAATTCAATGATGGCATTTTAGAAATTAATGTTTGCCTTGGGCCAGGAATCTTATCTGCTAAATCTTTTCTTATCCCTATGAAGAACACTCTATTTCTTCTTTGTGGAACTCCCATCTTAGCAGAATTTAATACCCAATATTCAATATAATAACCAGCATCTTCAAAGCCTTTAATTATTTCCTGAACATATTTTACTGCATTTCCTAATAAAATTCCTTTAACATTCTCAGCTATCACAACTTTTGGCTGTAATTTTTTAGTTAGATCTATAAAATCAAAAAATAGATCATCCAATGTTTGCTTAACTTGTCCCTCTCTAAATTTCTTTTCTTTACCCCAATCTTTTTCTCTATTTCCAGCAACACTAAAACTTGAGCAAGGAGGAGAACCATCTAAAATATCCAATTTAAATAGTTCCTTTGGTAAATCATCTCTATCCTTAAATGTCCTAATATCTTCACAAAAAATATATTTAGGATTATGGTTTCTTTTATATATTTCTATTAATTTAGGATCTATTTCTTCACAACCAATAACATCATAGCCAGCCATTTTATATCCCATTGTAGATCCACCACCACAAGCAAAGGTGCTAAAAACTTTTAATCTATTCTTAGGCATAAAATTATATCCATCTTTTAATTTCCAATTATAATTAAACCCTTTCATATTAATTAATTAGTTTTTCTTGCTTAGGCGCATCCTCTGCTTCTGCTTTTTTATCTCTCTCAATAATAAACTCCTCCCAATTAGTTAATCTATGCTTCATAACATTGCAAGCTTTTTGCTGTTCGTCAATTCTATTTTGAAGCTGAATAATATAGTCTTTTAGTTCTTGAGGATTGCGAGGATGATAATAACCTTTGCCATTGGCACAAGGAACGAACCCCTTATCCCTTAGGGTATTAATCACTTGGCGCATATTAGCTCCACTCTTGCCCTTCTTATCTTCAACTTTACATAAATTACTTAACTGTCGGCCAGTAATTTCATAGCCGATATGCCTTGTTTTTAAAATGTTTAACACCTTTAATTGCAATGGTGTCATTGGATTTTTGTTGATCATATTTTTAAATATATATATCAAGCTTTCCACTCTCTACTTCATTATATTTTTTACTATATTCTTCCAGTCTATCTGTGGCCCACCTAATATCGCTTTTTTGTTTGTTTATATTCTCTTGTAAAATTCTAAGCATTTTTTCCTTATTTCTTTTAGACCCTTTTTTGATATAGTAATATTGACATCTTCTATTACAAGCATGCTGATCATGTAAAAAAATCAAATCTTCATCAGCATAATATTTAATATCTGTATTATTAATTTTTTCAATCTCATCTAAATTACAATAATATGTTAGCTCACCTCTTTCTTTAGCTCTTTCCAATGTAAAGTAAGTGCTACTATTATCTAATATATTCACTCCCCAAAAAGTATCAACTAAAACTAATTCTTTATTTTCTCCATAATTCTCCATCACTACTAATAAACCTTCAAAGCAATGCCTTAAAGCTCCTCCCCAAGATTCATTTTCATGTTCTTTAACACTCCATTGAAAATGATAAACATCGCCTTTCTTTAATTTTATTTCTCTTAAGTTTTCCATAGTTATTTTTTAATTAGTTCATTATAAATTTTCAAAAAGTAAGGTGTTATTCTCTGGTTTAATTCCCTGCAATCGCTTAAAGCGAAGTCTGCCATCCTGTCATTATCCTTGTAGCATTTAAAGATTGAGCTTTTTTTATTGTCCGGTGTCTTTAAAAACTTAATAGCCTCTAAAGCTTTTTCTTGCCATTGATACTT